CTCCAATTGAATGTATTTCAAATAACAATATCATGTCATATCCAATATCCAATATATCATATAATATAGATTGTTCAATCCGTCTCATGCAAAGTGGCGAATGAGACGGACTGTATTAGGTGAGGGTAGAAGCAGTTATGCTTCATAACAATATATTTCTAATCAATATATCTCATATATCTCATATCTCATATCTCTATCTCTCTCTGTGAGAGCCCTAAATACCCCCTTACATAAGTCCCTCTCATAAGTCCCCCTAGAAAATGCCCTAAGAGAGAGAGAGAGAGAGAACCCCCATGAGATATGAGATGGATGAGATGCATTCCTCCGAAGGTGCAGGTTTGGGGGGTAAGTAGAGTTAGTTATGCTACATAAGCGTCCGTCTCATCATTTGCCATTTTTTGAGACGGATGATGAGACGCATCGGTGGTGAGATACATTTTCTTCTATTGATGCGATTTAAAGTGAGCAAATTAAATTTAATTGGCTTTGTGAGACAATTGACATCATTAAGGTGTTTTAATCAACGGTCGCCGGATGATGGCTCAGAGTATATGAACAATGCAACCCGAGGATTATTCCACAAGTCGCCCTGTGAGAAGCACTTCTTTACGATTTAGCGGGCTTTATATGGGTATTCTCTCATGTTAATTCATCCCCGACTGACGGGGAAGGAGTTGAAAAAAAATGGAAAACACCGAATGGGATAGCCTAGTGCTTGATGTGAACGAATACCTTGAGGCCGCAAACCTTGAGGCTGGACTTAGCCAAGTTATCAGCCTCAACCTTGAGATTGGAACGAATGATACCTCCGAAAGAGAGAATTGCCGAAACGCAATCAAGGCTCTTTTGAAGGGCCGTGATGGAACCCCCTTCCGCAAGGGTAAGAAGCCATCTGTTCCAACCGCAGTGCGCGTCTCTATTGACCGAATTTGTGGCGTTGTCGCTGAAGCGGCCACTGCTTACTTCAACCACGATGAAATCATCGCCAGCGTTTCTTTCGCTCGCGGTGGTGCTTTGTATGAAGACGCCGAAGCCTACGCTTCCTCTGTTGTGAAGCGAACCCGCAGTGCTTTGGTGAAGCAATACAAATCCGGCGAATGGGACGGTAGCGTTGCTTCTCTTCTTTCCGACGAATCGGAAGAGTGAGCCAAATTAGGATTTGTTCCTAATCCAAGTCTCTGACTTGAACAACAGGGGTGAGGGGGCTATGGCCTCCTTGCCCCTCCTTTTCATGGGAGTTTGGCTAAATTAAAAAAACCTAACAGGTTCTTTCGCTTTGGGTTGCGGGTTCTTTCCTCAAGGTTTTCTCCCACCCCTTTTGGGTGAATGGTATGAAACTTATTGAAGAAGTCTATGTCAAGGCTGAGAAAGCCACTATTTGCCAGACTTGCGGAATTGATATTCCCGAAGGTTCTAATCATTTACTTGAGACTTATGTTCATCAAGGCGCACTACTTACCAGCCACTACTGCTTGAATAAGAAGTGCAATCCACCAAACAATGTTAAGAGTCGCCTAATGTGGGCCTCTGGCATTATACTCATAATTGGAGCAATCGCTTTAGAAGTCTTTATTCTCTGACTTTACCTCTGTTTCCGAGGGGGTCGGGTGTTCAGTCCCTCTTATAAGGGGGGTCGCCCCCGTCCCTTTGATGTTCGGGGCAACCGTCAGCCTTCCGCTACAACCACAAATGCGGAAACAAAACATCAAACAAACGCTAAGGTGGCGGAGCATGGTTAAACGCGCAGGGCTTAAACTCCTGTCCGTAATGGTTCGCAGGTTCAAATCCTGCCCTTAGCACCACATCATGGGGAGGTCGCAGAACAGGGGCCTTTTAGAGATATGACCGAGAAATCGGTTTTGTTCTCCCTCCCCTCCTATTCAAATATTAGTAAAAATAAAGAGGTAATAAAAATGAAATACACCGAACAACAAGACAAGATTTTCCACGCTATTGTGGAAACTGAGAGCCATGTGATTGTGAATGCTGGAGCAGGAACAGGAAAGACTTCAACAATTGTTGAAGCCGCAAACCGCATTGATTCAACCAATGCGGCATTCCTTTGTTTCAACAAATCAATTCAGACCGAACTGCAAGAACGCCTGCCCGATAATGTGGATGCAAAAACATTCCACGCCTTTGGTTTTGCCGCAATCCGAAATGCTGGTGTGCGAACAAAAGTGAACAACCGAAAGACCCACAGTATCGTTCAGGATTTGTTGGGTAAAGACTACTACACACAACCATTGTGCAAACTGGTTTCTCTCATCAAAGGTTCTTTGGTTGAAGCAACGGATACAAAATCTATTCGCCAATTGATTGACCAATTCAACATTGTTTTTGAATCAAGTCGTGAAGAAAACCAAGCCATTGGTGCTATTCCCGCTATTCTTAACTTGGCCAAAACTCAAACACACCACATTGACTTTGACGACATGATTTGGCTACCATTGGTGAACGATTACCCAATGCCTCACTATGATATTCTTTTCGTGGATGAAGCACAGGATTTCAACGAAGCACAACGAGAATTAATTTCCCGTGTGGTCAATGGTGGCCGATGTGTTATTGTTGGCGACCCAAATCAAGCCATTTATGGTTTCCGAGGTGCTGACAGCAATTCAATGAATATGTTCAAGCGACGATTGATGAAGGAATCTGACCGTGAAATTACCGAATTACCTTTGAGTATTTCATGGCGTTGCCCTGTAAGTGTTGTCAAAGAAGCAAACCGATATGTTCGTGATTTCCACCAAGCACCAAACGCCATTGAAGGTCAAGTCGTTGTGAATGCTCCTTTCGCACCTCAGCGAAATGACATGGTTCTTTGCCGCTACAACGCACCTTTGGTTTCAGCGTTTTACGATTTGATTTCTCAAGGAAAGTCTGCTTACATTCTCGGACGAGATATGACGAAGGGATTGATTAACGCCGTGAAGAAAATCACCAAGAACAACAACATGGGTGTTGATGAATTCAGCGATTTGTTCCAAGCAGACTTTCAATATAACCACAAGCGTTTGATGCAACAGGACAAAACGAATCAAGCATTGGCTCTTGAGGATAAGGCTGCTTGCATTCGCATTTTCATCAACAAAGCAGAAACCGTTGGTGGAATTATTGAGGAAATCAAGCGTGTGTTTGATGGAAACGACAAAGGCGAAATCATGCTTTCAACGGTTCACAAGTCAAAAGGTCTTGAAGCCAAGCGAGTTTATATTCTCGCTACTGAGAGAATGCCTCACCCAAAGGGTGGACATGAAGAGAACAACATTTGCTATGTGGCCATTACACGGGCGCAGGAAAGCCTATTCTTTGTGGGGCCTCGCCCTGCAATTAACTGATACTCCGAGGGTTGTTCGCCCGTATGGTTGGCGTAAGCGTGAGTCAATGGAGAAAAATTGACGCTCAAATGGGTGCGAAGCCCTACTCAAAAAGAGGTATAAATATGAAATATAAACAATTTATGGAGATTACAGAATATTGGTCAGACAACGATACGGTGTGTTTCTTGATGGAATATCCGTTGTGGAATGAAATGGTTATGCGTTTTATTATGCATAAGTGGCGTGATGGTGTCATTGATATAGAACACCTTGAAGGGTTTGCTAATGAACACGGAATTATGAACTATACGAAATTGCCGGAGGAAGACGAATGAATTGCCAACACGATGATTATGAATTAACCGCAGAAGACTTGACTGTTGAAGAACACTACAATGTGATTCATCAGCATTTTGTTTGTTTAGAATGTGGTGCAATAGGTGAACGAACATATCGTATTCCAATTGAAATCACTTGGAATGGACATCAAACTAAGTTGGACTTGAAATGATATTCAAGTGGTTAAGAAAATATAAGGTGGTGGAAAGAAACATCATCCGTTGCGGTAATTGCTTCCTTGAAGCGAACCGCTATATGCAAATACGGTTTCAGCCAATTGGCGAGGAACCATCAAATGAAAAAATAATAATACCAATATGTGGTGAATGTTATGACGAAGTATATGAAAGATATAATCCGCAAAGACTCCCTGCGCCTGTTCAAGTCGGAGTATTTGAACAGACCCGTTAAACACGAAATGCGTAGAAGAGAAATTTACAAAGAATTAAGGGCCAAAGGAGTGCGCCCACACGAAGCATTCCAAATATCAATAAAAAGAATGGTGATAAAATGATAAATCTGAATGAAATGAGAAAAGCCCAAGTCGCATCCTTTGGTGCGATTCACGAACCAATGGATAGAAACTCTGTTGATGTTTTTCGGCTTCAATGCCGAGAGTCAATGGAAAAAGAGTTTGAGCATTATGTCAAGAATCCCAGTGCTTCTAACTGGAATGCTTTGACTATTGCTATGATGTGGCACCAATACTGGATGCAAAAGGCTATTTACGAAGTGGTGGAAGAATGAACATCTTTGCACTATCACGAAACCCTGTTGAAGCGGCACGACAAATGTTGGATAAGCACATTGTCAAAATGCCAACCGAAAGTTGTCAAATGATTCACACCAATGCACTTTACTTTCAGTATCTTGCGAAGTATGGAGAAGAACCAGCCCTGCGTGATTTGAAACAATTTCATGCTTGCTCTCAATCAAAACTGATGAAGCCTGCCATGCTCAACCACCCCTCAACCATTTGGGCGAGGCAAAATCCACACAATGCTGACTGGCTCATGCAACACGCTCTTGCTCTTTGTGAAGAATACACATACCGATACGGTAAAACCCACGGCAGTTATGCTCGGATTCTCCAAACATGGGGCGAGCATTTCATGGAAGAAGGTTGTTGGAAAGAAGCCTCTCCGGTATCTATTGCTATGGCTGACGAATATCGGCTTGACAAAACTCAATTTTTCTACGGAGCAGAAGCCCAATATGGAATCAAAATGACAGATTGGGACTTCGTAATTGCTTCTTATCGCCACTATTATCTTGAAGGTAAGTGGAAATTTGCCGAATGGCGAAAAGACAGGCGACCTGAATGGTTTCCTGCAAACCAATATGCTATCAAATACAACGAATATGTGCGAGACTACAATTCCCGTAATCCACGGGTTCCTTTGAGGGAGATGAAAGTATGATATGTTGTAATGAAATTATGAATGTTGTTGATTTTAAACACGGCCAATACAAATGCGAATGCGAAGTATGTGGAAGTATTATATATCATCAACCATTTAATGGTGATTAAAATGCAAAAAAGATGCATTGGATGTAATGTGGTAATAGGACACAAAAAACACTATTGCTACCGTTGCTTAACGGAATTAACTGAAAAGGTGAAAAAATATGAATGAATGTGAGAAATGTAATGGACGACTTAGTTATACCATTTATGACCGACACGCTGATGCTCCCCTCTCCGTGGAGTGTTGGGATTGTTTGTCCGAATTGAATTATCAAGACAATGTGGCCGAAGATTTTTCTCGGCTATTGAGAAATGCAAGCCCCGAAAGGTTGGCTCAATTGCTGGCTTCCCATGTCGTGGCGAAGGTCTATCGTGAGCGAGAGAGGGACTTAAGTAGGCTTGAGGAAATGGTCAAGTCAAAGGATTTAGCCAATGCGCTGGCAATTTGCAGTGCGTATGTTGGTTGATGATAACAGGGGTGTATGGTGTAATGGATAGCATTCGGGCCTTCTAAGCCTGAGATGGGGGTTCAATTCCCTCTACGCCCGCCATTCAAAATAAAAGGAGAAATAAAAATGCAACCAAAACCGAAAAAGAGAGTAGAATTTAGATTGATTGAAGATGAAACGATGCCACCAATCGTCATTACTTATAATGAGAATGATGAACCAAAAGTTGTGATTAACACATATCACAAACTCTGGATTAGTGTAAATCGCAGAACCATCGCAGGAATTCTTGAGGCACTTCAAGAAAAAATGGATGTTATTTTGCAGAGTTATCTGGAAGAACAATACAATTTTGTCAAAGAAGATAGGGAGTTTTTACAATGATGACTTGTGATGTGTGTGGAAAGTTATACCTTCCAAAGAACCTTAAGAGAGAAGCGAGTGCTAATTTCCGAAAGTGCGATGAATGTTATTACAATAAAAAGGCGCAGAACAGTCTTGCTTCTGCAAACCGTAAATCACAAACAGAGTTTATGCGCCTTGAACGGCGCATTGAAAAACTTGAGAAAAAGAATGAAATGCTTGAAACTATCATTGAGAGCATGGTGAATGACACGGTGAATAGAGTCATGGGAGACTCCTTACTTTCTGCTGTGAGACAGCAGACTCAATTACAACTTTCAAGACTACAAGCCCAAATCATTGATGTGAATAACAAAGTCGTGAAAATCATGGGCTTTGAATTACCCAAAGGAGAGGAATAAAAATGCGAAGAGAATTGGGACAAGGACGATGGGACAAAATTTTGATGCGACGGATGGTTGAATTATCCGTTGCTGATAACTACGATGAAGCAAAAGAAGAATGGATTGCCACGGGCGATGTTTGGTGGGCAGGTTCCGCCGATATGCCAGATTGGGTGAGCAATTCTACTCACCAAAATTACTGTCTTTGTGGACACGGTATTGTTTATCATTTCCGTATTCGCAACACCGAGAACGGCAACGAAGAGATTGTTGGAAGCGACCACATTAATTCCTACCTCATTATGCGACAGATTGCTCAAGAGATGAAAGTCAATTTGGCTGAAGTTTCCGATGAACAGGTTGAACGGTGGTTGAAAGAACGCGTTGGTTCAATGAAAGCCGAAGCATGGTGGGCTGAGAATGGCCCTGCATTCACTACAATGTTTGATGCAGTGAAAGAGATTGATGTTTGGCACAATGTCTATGAAAAGCACTATGTCTATAATGCGAAGTATCAACGCCATGAAACTCAAAGAGTCTTGCGAAAGAAAGGTAAGGGAACCTTTGGTATTGATTATGAGATGGCTTCTATCGTTTGGCGGTGGAATCACCCCGACAATCCGAAAGCACAAATCAAAACCCGTGGTTATCCTAACGAGAAATTGATGATGGACTTATCTCTATTCTTCGCTCAATCCCACGGTATGCGCCCAGCATTTGAAGCGTGGAAGAAAGAACGAGAGGAGCGTTTGGAATACTTGGAAAAGCAGAAAATTGCGGCAGAACGCCGAAGGCAAGAAGCCGCAGAAAGGGCGAGGCTGGCTCAAATTGAATGGGAAAAAGGCGCACCCGAAAGAGAACGCAAAGCCCGAGAAGAACGAGAAAAGCGTTTGGCGTTAGAAGCAGAGCGCAAAGCCAAACAGATGAAAAAACACTTGGCTGAATTGGCTCTTGCTCCGCAAGAATCATTCAAGAATATGTGTGGTTTCTACGGTATTCCTGTATTTGATGATTCTTATGCATCAACCCCGTGGGAAGCAGAATTCTTGAATTCAATTCGTGTGCGACTCACTAATCGCCATGAATTATCAAATGCTCAAGTTTCTACTTTGAGAACCATCATGTTGGAAAATCCTCCGACTGATAAGCAGGTCAAGTATTTGCGAGACTTAGGTTGGGAAGGAGAAATACCTTCTAAGCAATTCGCAAGCAGAAAAATTGGAGAACTACTAGAAAATAGAGGTGAATAAAATGGGAATGATGAAGAATATTATTTATGGGGCAATTGCGATAACTGTCCCTGTTGTTGGCGTAGCATTGGTCGGACTTTTGTATGACGGCGACGACCCCGAGGTATAGCGGGCTTTAAATAGGAAACAAAACATAGGAGAACATAGGAAGTGAGAATGATGATTACACTACGAATTTTGAACGAGACAGGCCACACGACCCTTAGCATTGAGGCTAAGGAAGTCATTGAACAAATCCATGACCACCCGACGCATTGGGTGTTTGTGGACGGTGAGATGGTTGCCCGTGAAGGCATTAACGAAATCAACTGGGACACGGTTCAATCTGTGGACTTGACTCCCGCAATCGTTGGAGGGGCCTACTGAAACCCTCCCGATTGTTTCCTATACCCTTTGGGGGTGTCGTTGTGTCCGACCACATGACGGCATCCCCATTTTTGGGTGATGAAGCCCGATTACAAATACTTCATATCGCCCGAAGCCCTCAAACTTCAACTCAATGTTTTGGGTTGGAAAATGATGAACCCCTTCATTCACGAAAATGTCGTGGTGTTCAAACCAGACTTTTACCCCAATAATCATGTTATTGCTTTAGCAAAGCGTGGCTATATTTGGGCAAAAGGATATACCATTGTTCAATACAAAGGACAAGAATTTAATTCAGTAGAAGAATTACTAAACAAATGGAAATACGCAATAAATGATTTTGACAACTGGACTTTCTTAGCAGAAAAGGAATGGGTCTTAACAAAGGACGGCAAAGAATTGCTGTTCTCTTTTGACGACCTTACCAAAATACCTCTGCGAAAGAAATACAGGTGTTGATTTTGTCGGAGAAGCAAAAGACAAATCAACTACTAAGCAATTGTATTCTAATATTTAATGAAATGGATGTAAAAGACTTTGAAAGAATCAAGAGATGGGCTTCTTATGCAAAGCATGATGCAAACTATTACAGTATGTTTTCTCTAACTCAAAGCATCTACGATACATTATGGAGTAGAAATGAAGCCATTGAAGAAGGATTCTGTAAATACTTAGACAGAAGAACAACAGAATACAAAGAGATGTTAAACTATCATAATAAAAACTGTGAAGGGAATTGCCTAGTTTGTAAAGATAGACAAGTTATCAAAGATTTATTGGGGATTGATTATGAAAGAACAGAACCCTAAATATACAAAGAACAACAGAAAAGGCAACATGGTTGCCACCCAATGCCGAGTATGTGGGAAAAAACTATACTCACCAGACGAAATTAAAAACGAAATGCATGATAGATGCAACAAAGATAATACAAATATATACATGATGTGATAATATGCCAAAATACAATTTAGAAATTCAAAAACCTGACGATTCTAATACTTATTACTCAACCACGATTGAAAGTGATATTTTTAGGTATAGCAGTTTGTCAGTAGCAAACGGACGAATACGAATCCACCGTGGTTCTCATCGGTCAAAAGACCCCGTTCATCAAGGTATCAAAGAAAAGGTTGGGACTATCTTCAAGAAGAAAAGGCGTTCCCGATACTATTCCTACGCAGGTATTCCAAAGAATATTACCACCACTCTCAAGATTAAAGAACTCACCGTTTTCCTTCAAAAGAAAGGTGGTCGCCACCATCTAAACGGTATCTATGTTTCTTTGGATAATCTCTGCGATATTCTCGCAAGAGTCATTTTCCGAAGTTGCTTTACTGATGATGCGGCGGAACTGAACAAAGTCCTTTGGCGAAACTTGCAGATTCCCGAGAATGTTTCTTATGTTCTTGAGAACCGTCTCCCGTTCTTCTTCTATGAAGATTATGAACGACATGATGTTCGCTTGAATGTGCAAAGAATTGCTCACGATGTTTGTGCCGTTGAAATTAGCGACGGTCTTTGGGGTGAAATCTCCTTCAAGGAATTAGATAAGTATTGTAATTTCTATGTCCACGGGCTCAAGCGTGGTAATTGGCCCTACACTTCACCAAAGAACCTGTTTGCGAAACTGATGAAGCGTGAACCGTCAAATGCTGAATTATCGTTAATGATTGCTTTCCTTCAGCAAAACAGAAAGCAGGATATTGTGGAAAAGCGAGCCTTTGAATTAATCAATGAGATGGTTGAGCAACGCCCCGATAGGTTGTTCCCTGTTTGGGATGAGGATAACCGCCTCAAGAGTTTGTTTGTCCGAGGTAATGGGTATGATTGGTGGTTGAACACGCAATCCTACAAAGCAACGGGAACACAAAATGTCTCTACTTATGTTTGGCAACCCAACCACGAAGGCGAATTGGCTTGGCGTGGTGCAATCTGTATTGACAACGCAAACGATGATTCCTCAATTGGCGACCAATTCGCCGCAAGAGCGATGGCGTTATTAAATGACCACCATACGATTGAAATTGTAAGCACTATCAAGTCTTACATTAAGAGCGAACCAAATGAAAATAGGATGGATGAAAATGAAGAAATGCGACGAGTGCGGAATTTGTGATAGTAGTTTTGATGAAGAAATGGGAGAACACATCTGCAACGGGTGTGGTCTTGTAATCATTACTGAGATGTTTGAAGAAACTGTTCACATTTTGAACAGCGCAGGTGAAAATATTCATTCTGCTGATAAGGGCCATCTTGGTTCAGTTATCACTGGAGAGGGTTCTTACAAGTTTAACCGTTTTAAGCAGAATGTCATCCCACAAAATATTCAGCAGGCTTTGATGCATTGTAGTATGGTTCTTGCTAACTTCTCTCCTTCGGATTCCTTGAAGGAAAGGGTAGAAAAAATCTACATGGAAGCATACCGCAAAGGTCTATTCGGAAAGTTTTCCTATGAAGATAGGGCTACTGCGGTTGTCTTTTATGCTCTCAAAGAGCGAGGAACACCCATTCCTTTGAAGAAAGTGATGGAAGAATTTGAAGTGAACCCGAAGCGAGTCCGAAGAATTGTTCGCAAACTCAACGGATTGTATCGCAATCAAATTAACTTCACCGAAGTTAATCCAGCATATCAGTTAGAGTATCATGTGTTGCAGATTACCAAAGATAGAGTTTATCTACAACAATGTTTGGAAGTATTGGCTCGCTTTGAAAACATTGTGAGCAATAGCAACTTCACAAAGAGCAAATCCTACTATGCTTCTATTTGTTGGATTACAACGAATGTCTTTGAAAGAAGCGAACCGACACGAAAACAAATCAGTGAGGCGTGCGAATATCATCATTCGTGCATCTACGAACAAACGAAGTCCCTCTTAGCCTTGATTGGGAAAACTTCGGTTAAACAATTAAGAGGCAAAGATGTAAATAAAATAGGTGAAACAGATGTTTGAAAAAGAATGGAATAAACTAGCAAAGGGAATTTACACCAATGCGGTAAATCATGGTTTTTGGAAAGAAGAGAGAAATGATGGTGAAGCAATTGCACTGATGCATTCGGAGTTATCCGAAGCACTTGAGGCCATGCGAAATGATAATCCCTCTTCAAATAAAATCATTGAATTTAACAGCGTTGAAGAAGAATTAGCAGATGTGATTATTCGCATCATGGATTATGCTTTTGGAAAGGACTTAGATGTAGCGGGTGCGATTCTCGCTAAAATTGAATACAATAAAAGCCGTGAGTTTATGCATGGCAAATCGTTTTAAGGAGGAATAAATATGAGAAAAGTATTAGTAATTGGAGCAGGCGGAATTGGAAGTTTTCTAATTCCTATTTTACACAGAGCAGGAATGTATGACATTTCCGTTGCAGACCCCGATAAGGTGGAGCAAAAGAATTTGTCATATCAAAATTTCAAGAAGGGCCATGTTGGGCAAAACAAAGCAAGTGTAATGAGAGACGAATATTCGTCAGTTAATCACATGAGCCCCTATCCCATTCTTGCTGAAACACAAATGAAGGGATACGACTTGGTTATCTGTTGTGTTGATAACATCGGGTTGCGACGAACCCTTTACAACACAAGCATTAAGTGGTTGGACTTACGCGCACAGGGTAGGAACGCCGCACTTGTGAGTCATAAGGCAGACCCGAAAATGTATGATATGCTTTTGGCTGGTGAAGAAGGTTCTTTTAGTTGTCAAGGAGATTCATGGGATGGAACAAACAAAGGCGTTCATTATATGCAAGTCGCAATTGCAGGATTGGGCGCACAATGGATTCAACGCTGGTTTAACGGCGAAGAAGTAAGAGAATATATGGTGGTGAATGTATGAGCCGAGGAATAAAATGGACAAAAAGAGAAGAAACATATGTAATTGGTTGGAAATCTGCTATTAAGAATGAAGACTTTCAAAAATTAGCAGACGATATGTATGAAGCATTCGGTAATCGCCGTTCTGCTCATGCTGTGAAAATGAAATGGAAGAAACTGCAAGAAACACACGCAATTGCAGAAGAAACTGAAACCCAGATTTATTCATCGGGTTGGGATGATAAGCAGGATTTCTTTTTGTTGGTTAATTTCTATGATATGAGCATTGATGAAGTCCGAGAATACTTTGGCCGCAGTTATGCTGATTGTGCAGGTCGTCTTGAACAATTGATTGATAGCACAGAACTGACTCACATAGAGTTAGTTAAGAAGGCCGCTATGACTGTCCGAGAACGCAGGGAACCCTATGTTCCAAAAATTCCTTCAAGCCGTAAGGAGAAGCGTTTGATTGCCAAAATGAACAAACTCAACGACAAACTCATGCGTCTCCGAGGTGGAGAAGAATGAGCAAAAGCGGAGATTGGTTTATTCGTGAGAATCCCGACGACGATGATTCGGGATATGACGAATGGTTGATGGAACAAGGCTATGAAGAATGGCTTAAAAATAATAAGGTGAATAATATGAGAACCCCAGAAGAAAGAGCAAAACAAATTGTAGAGCGAAGAAAGCAAATTGCAGAAGGACGAATTGAAGCGGTTCGTTATGTTGAAGAAGCATGGAATAGGTGTTTGATGGAAGCAACATCAACAGTAAGTTGGGAGGACTTCACTGTTGTTCAAGACGCTGAACATTCATTGGCTTTGCACGACGCTATTTGGCACGCTTCTACCGAAATATTGCCCGGTTTTGAAGTCCAAGCAGTTATTGATTCAAAGAACGACATCTATGTTTCCACTGGAACATCGGGCTATGTTGATTACTTGACAATTGACCCTTCAACACTTATTGGAATGAAACTTCCTATCAAGTGCTGGATTCACACTCACCCATTTGGAGCCGCTTACTTTAGCGGAACAGATTGGAGAACAATCAACATTTGGGAAGAACATATGAATTGTGCATATGTTCTCGGAAGCCAAATGTCCACAAAAGGACACTATGGTTTTTGGAGTAAGTTTAACAAAAATGAACTGGAAATCTATGAAAATGGAGAACCGGAACAAACACAACAAAGACCAAGAGGTGAAGAAGAATGACGAGAAAAACAGGTTTAGACACTGCCGCAAAATACCCAGACCGACCCATGAAGGATGAAGAGGCCCTTTCCGTTAAGGAGAGAACCGCCCGCCATAAGGCGGCTCATCCAAACGATGAGAACAAACCCCGAGAGAACAGGGGTGTTCAGTGGGCAAAATCACGAAAAACACAACGAGATAAGGACTTGAAAGAGTTTTACAAAACCCATGTTTATTCATGGATTTCCAATACTCGCCGTGGTTGGGTCGCTATTCCTTCGGAGGAAGAAGAATGAAGGCCATGAATGATTATGTGATTGTTGAGCAAGAAGTCCAAAGCCACGGTGTTATTACCATGAAGGAAAACAATTTGGGCAAGGTTCTGTCATGTGCTTGCGATAAGGAATTGGTGGGTAAAACCATCATTTTCTCTACCGCCAAAAGCATTCAAGAGTATGACGGCTATCGTTTTGTTCCCTACGCTCAAGTAATGGCGGTGATGGAATAATGTGTGGTGCTATTTCAACACCCTGTCTTACAGAAAATTGTGAGCAATTTACGAAAGAGGCTTATTGTTCCCAATGTGAAGCAAACATGGCACACCTTACGGGGGTCTGAAAGATGATTATTAACGGAGAAGAAGTGAAGCAAAAACTATTGCAGGGAATTAACTTGGTGGCCAACACTGTTCAACCAACCCTTGGCCCTCAAGCCAAAACGGTTATTCTGCAAAATGACCCGCCTGTTGTCATTAATGACGGCGTGACGATTACCAAGTATATTTCTCACCAAGACCCTTATGTTCAAATGGGTGTGCAATTGGTTCAAAACTTAGCAAGCAAAGCCCAAGAAGGCTCGGGAGACGGAACAACAACGGCCTGTATTCTTGCGAGAATGCTTTGTGCCAAGATTTCTCAATTGCCTGAAATGAATGCTCATAAATTCTATGAGACGCTGGATTACTTGAAGGTGAAAATGCTTGAGGGACTGGATGAATTGTCAATCAAAATTGAGGATGATGACATTCTCAATGTTGCCACGATTGCGGCAAACAATGACCCAAACCTCGGTGCCTTGATTCAAGCGGGAATTCAAGAAGTGGGCCGTGAAGGTGCTTTGACCGTTGAAGAATCAAAAACTCATATCACCGAATTGGTTGTGCGAGAAGGAATGCAGATTCCCGAAGGCTACATCAGCCACTTGATGGCAAACCAACCAAACGGTAAGGCAGTGTTTGAGAATCCTTTGGTGTTCATGTCAAATATGAAGTTTAGAAATTTCAAGGACATTATCGGGATGCTGGAGTATGCGGCAGGTCAAGGCCGACCCTTGGTTATTTTCTGTAAAGGAATGGATGGTTCAGCATTGAACAATCTACTGGCAAACATTATCAACAAAACCGTGGAGTGTGCCGTTGTTCTTGCACCAAACTTTGGCGACCAGCAATTGGATGAATTAGGAGATATTCAGTGTTTGTTGGGTGGTAAGGTATTCACCGAAGAAAGCAAAGACAGTGCTTCTCAATTTGTCAAAAGCGATTTAGGAGAATGTGAGCGAGTTATTATTTCAAAGGAGCGAACAATTTTGGTTGGTGGTGAGGGTGAGACTTATTCACGAATCAATTATCTAAAAGAGCAAGTCAAATCAATGGAAGGTTTTGAAGCGGCTCGTCTTAAGTCCCGTATTGTTCGCCTTCGTGGAAAGGTCGCCACAATCAAGGTCGGTGCTTCTTCTTCAATTGAAATGCTTGAGAAGAAAGAACGCCTTGATGATGCTTTGAATGCAACAAAGGCCGCTTTAGAAGAAGGTATTGTTGTTGGTGGAGGTCGTGCTTTGATGGAAGTTTCTCAGCGAATTGATGCGCCGGATTGGTTCAAAGAAGCCATGAGCGCACCTTATGAAACGCTCTTTACCAACAGCAATTTGACCCCCGTTCCCCCCGAAGAATATCCTATGGGATTCAATGCATTGACGGGTAAAATGGCTAACTTGGAAGAAGAGGGAGTATTTGACCCAGTAAAGGTGGCGAAGAACAGTTTCCTTGCCGCTATGTCAATTGCTCAATTGTTCTACTCTACCGAAGTAGCAGTATTGGTGGAGGAATGAATGATGCAGGATTCTTTGTTATCCATTGTAAAGGACGCTATGGCGATTATTGAAGCGATGGGTAGAAGAGATGTTGCAGAGATTCTACAAAAGAGAGTCAATGATTTGATGGGGTGGGAGGTTTGAAGAAAGCAATCACTGTTGTTTTGCCTGCGCCACATAAAGCACAAATCAAATGCCCTATTTGTGATGGAAACAAATGCCATGTCTGCAAAATGACGGGACATTTGGCCATTGATGTTGCCCCGAAGATTCCAATTCAAAGGGCGCACATCATCAAATATGTGGCTGAAAATATTCAAACGGTTGCGAAGGAATTAACCAAAAAGTATGGACTAACGCCCGAGATTAACACCGTTGAAGTCCTTGAGTTGAATCAAGGCCAATATGAGGTCGTGCAGATTTCTTCTCTTGGTGGGGTTTGTTGGGTTGTGAATCGTCTTGATGATTTAGATACTCCGAGATACTTTACTTCCCGTCAAGAATTAGATAAATTCAAACAGGGGTGGATGAATTGAGCGACCTCAAAATCACAGGAAGAATCATCCGAAACGAAAAGGATGAAGTTATTGTCAAGCGTGGAAACTATTGGAACATTGAAGTGTTTGATATTCGTTGGTTTCAAAATGATAAGCCAACACGAAAAGGTATTCGCTTGAACCTTGAAGAAGCGAAAATGTTGTATGAAATACTAAGGAGAGAGTTAGATGAAGATATTTAAGAAGCATACTGAAAATGCGATGAGAAAAGCCGCAATTAGAAATAATTGTAAGGGAAGAAGCATAACATACGAAGCGGTTGGTAGAGCCACCCGTTATTGTGGCGAAATTCTTGATGAGTTTTTGTTGTTCGTTGAACAATCTATGCCACCCCTCGGCGGTCGTGGGAGCCGTATTCAAAAGGAAAATGTTGAATTAGCATACTTGCGATTCAAAGTGGCTTTCAATGAGGCTCTGCGAAACGCTGATTGGAAGGAGGAAGAAGAATGACTGAAATTCTATACAGAATCGCAACCAATGATGAGCGTTTCAATGCTTGGGCCAAGAAGAAAAAGAAGAACCTTGAGGGGCGATTCTTGGATATGTTTAATTTTGGCTACAATGAATCGGTGAACGCTGGACACCACACCCGATTGACATTCGTTTGTTATTGGGAAATTCAAGACAATGGTTCACTTGCCAAAGTCGCACCAGCAATTACCCAAGCATCATTGATGTTGCTTGGTCAAAGACTTCTTGAGCGAAACAAAATGAACGAAACAGAATTGGCACACAATATGTCTGTCAATTTTGCACGACTTCTTGGCGTATTAGGTGCTAAAGATGAAGAAGAGTGATTGGGTCTATTTGGCAAATGCCATGTGGACTTATTCTGAAAAGAATGAAGGGAGAATCAGTGCCCTTTTAAAACAACTGATAAAAGAAATAAACAACAATAAGGAGATGATTACAAATGACATGGGCGAATTTAGCAAGACTACTACAAGCGACCGACCGAAAAACACCAACAGAAACAGTGAAAATGTTTTCCGAGGGAATGGAGAGTTTTAATACTCAAACCAGCCCCAAGCACACGGTTTTCTGTATCTTGGACAAAGATACACTAAAGGCAAACAGTATTGCTTTGGCAAAGGCAAAGAAGTGGATTTCAAGTATTTTTGAAATGTTTGATGATGAAATTGAAAATGAGATGTATTTACACAACGATTTGGGTGAAGTGGTTTATCAGTTAGACCCTTCCGCAGAATCGCAAAAGAAGTATTCGGTGAATTATATTCACCGGCTTCTTGAGTTGAATTGTGGTAAATTCAATTCCAAGGAATACCGAATGGTTGAACAAGCCATGTTGAATATGTCTGCAAATGAACGCCGATGGTTTGTTCGCTATTGGTTGCGAACACCACGAAACGGCATCAACCGTGGCACTGTTGAGAAGATTCTTGCACGATATTATCGCAAGAAAATTACCGAAGTCAAGAAGCATTTGAATTTCAATTCAGTGGATATGGTGTCAAGGTATTACAACATGGGCGAAGAACCTCAAATGTCTTTGAGCCACGGCGGTTTCATTAAGCCTATGCTTGCTAAGGACTTACCGATGAATAAGTGGCCAGCAAAGAAAATTGTTGATTTCAAATATGACGGAAACCGCTATCAAATCCACAAAGAAGGTCAATCGGTTATTATCTTCAATCGCAAAGGCAAAATTGTTTCAAAGCAATTCCCAGATGTTGCAGAGATTGTTCGCAATTATGAAGTTGATAATGTCATTTTTGATGGTGAGATTTACCCTATCAATGAGGACGGTTCACCTGCCGAACACAAACTGATGGGAACCCGTGTGCATTCAAAGAATGTTGAAGAGGCTATGGAGAGGGTCAAGGTAAAATGGGTCATTTTTGACTGTCTAAAGTGGGCTGGTGAGACGATTATGGACTTACCCTATGACCAACGCCTTGAGCGATTTAAGGGCAATCCTGACCAAGCACAACGGATGCCCGAGGATGGAGATGTGATGGCTTTCTACAATGTCGCAATCAATGAAGGGTTTGAAGGTATTATTGTTAAGGACGCTTCTCTCCCGTATGAAGCAGGTAAGCGTTCAAAGGGTTGGGCGAAATATAAGCCACCTTTGATTGAACTTGATGTTGTGATTCTTTCTGCCCAATACGGCGAAGGAAAGAAATCAAATGTCTTTGCTACATTTGAAATGGGTGTAGCAACAGAGAATAGTTTCCAAAGCATTGGTTATGTCGGAACAGGTTTCAGCGACATGGATTTGATTTCCCTAACAAATACGCTACGCAGGAATATTGTTTCCTATGAGGATAATTCTTACAGTGTGAATCCTGTTGTTGTTCTTGAAGTGCGTGCTGATTTGATTTCAAGGGACGCAAAAAACAACATTGGTTTGAGATTCCCACGATGTAAGCGTATTCGTGATGATAAATTCGTTGCTGACATTAACACGCTAAGAGATTTGGAGGCTATGGAATGATTGAAGTTGGTGCATTAACTGTAATGGTGAACAACGGAAAAAGAAATACCTATCGTTGCCTTAAAATTGAAAACGGTGTTGCTCATCTCAAGAACATTCTACATGAACAGGGCCGACCAACAAAAATCCCTGTCAAAGAGTGCCCTTACATGGAGGACGGAAAACTCATCGTTCCCGAAAAGGTTGTTGAAAAGCGACCACGAACACGAAGCAAACTCAACCTTACCAGCATTTTGAAGGACAACACTGACCTTCAAATCTCAAGAACGGCAAAGAATTTTCTCTACGAATGGGCAGAAACGGCCATCGCAAACATGATAACAAACGCCGAACAAAACGCGTTGGAGCGTGGGGATGCCCGAATCAGTGCCGCCCATATTCATTGGCTTGAGACAAATGAAAGGGTTGCAGGATATTGGAAAGAACACGAACAGTATATTAAGGATTGATTAAAGTGTTTCTATATCCAGAACTAAATGAACTACTTGCGAAATATAACTCTGTTAAGACCTATACTTTCTTCATCTATGGTGAACCAACCGAAGAAGAAATTGATGTGATTAACCGTGGTCTGTATTTTCGCGTTGTTCACGCTACGGAAATTATCAAAGAGAGAGTAGTGGTGATTGTTGAAAACATCAAAGAAGAACAAGCAAATTTGCTTGACTGTTATCAAGGAACACGAATGGTTTTTGGGATTGCCCAAAACGAAATAGATGAAGAAGTTGTTTCAAATACTATTCTTGAAGGCTTCAAATATCTACGCTACAAAGCAGAATACTTGGGAATGAAGGAGACTGAAAACAATGTTTAGTAGAGAAACTCTCGCAGGAATACTTCTTGCGAAAGGTCAATTCTTCTGTAATGTTCAAGTGGATGAAAAGATGAGAATAGGATATTCTGTTAAACTTGGCATTGATGTAAGAATGGACTCTTATGAGTTTCTTTCGGGAATGCAAAGAGCGTTCCAAACCTATGGCGTTGAGAGCAAACTCAAAGAAGAAGAATCAGCGACACGAAAAAGACCTATCCTTAAGGTAAGAGGAGTCGCAAACATTGAGAATGTATCAAAAATTATCTATGGACATACGCTTAACTGGCGAAACCACGACGATACTTTGGAATCATTCATTACAATATTAGGGCTTGTGCTAATGAAGAAACACCGCACAATGGAAGGATTAGAATTAATATTAGAATTAAAAGGTGCTTTAAATGGGACTGACAACACTAACTAAGAAAAGACCAATTTTACTCACAGGCAAAGTAGGAACGGGCAAATCACAAAAGGCGAAAACTTTTGTTAATGACCCCGTTATTTTCTATGCTAATTCAATTGATTATGATATTGGTTCTATCCCCGTTGATAGCGGAATCATCATTGAAGATGTGCATTACAAGCCAGAAAAGGATGCTATTCTTACAATCCTACGAAACTATCGTGGTCAAGTAGTCTTGACCTCTATCAACGAAAAAAGCGTTCCAAAGGAAATCAAAACAATGTGTCAAATCAAGCGAGCAGGCTCAAAGAATCACTTGAGAGAATCCATTGAAACCCTTGCGCCGAGAAGCGAGGAACCATTTTCCTATGAGAGAGACACTTTCTCATTGGTCATGGATTATCTCAAGACGAAAGACCGTGATATGGTCAAGGATTTGATGTTGTTTAATAAGCCATCCGACACCCAAATTCTTACTTGGCTCTGCGAAAATATGCACCCGAACCGACTAGTTTTTATTGATGGTGTAGTGAGAAGGCGTTGGAGCCAACAGTATTTCTACGAAATGCTCTCCTACGCCCACACTGGAAACATGATTGGAAGGGTGAATATGCCGAGAAGAGGAACCTACTCAAAAGTCCCGAGCCTATCAAGAAGGCTTGGAGTAAGAAACCCTAAACTCTTGCCTCAATTACTTCAAGATGAAGAATTCAAGGCTTGGGCAAAAACCAAATTGAACAATGCAGAGTGTCGTCTGCTCAAACTTGGTGAAAAGAAACGACGAAAAAAGACTGACCCAATAAAGGTTCAGCAAAAATCACTGGAGGATTTTATATGAAACAATTAAATTTTGAAAATAAACAAGTTATGGCCCCGAAGAAAATCAAAGAGATTCTACTCGGTAAGGAATTAACAGTAAGACAGATTTACGATGCAGTGCAAGATATTACTGCAATCACTAAAAACGGAAATACAAAACCTTGGAGAAACAAACCAACAAAAGGACAAATCACAAGTCTTCTCGGCGCAAAATGTCATGGATTTACCCGCTTAACAAAGCAAGGTGTTTATCCCGCAGTATGGACTTGGAAAGGAGATGATAACCGTGAGGCCAGTTTGGAGAATTAAAGAATGCCCGAATTGTGGAAACACAAAAATTACTCTTGCGAGAAATGTCTTTTGCTTTATTTGTAAGAGGGGCGCATTCAAGAAAAAAATGCACATGAAAGATTATATATGGTGATAAAAATGCTATGGACAGAAAAATACCGACCAACAAAAATTAATGATATTAAAGGACAAGAACACTTCGTAATGGATGCTCGTTCTTGGATTGAGACAGAAGATATGCCTAATCTACTATTATACGGAAATCCGGGAAATGGTAAAACATCGGCGGCAATTGTAATTGCTAAAGAGTTTTTGAAAGATAACTTCAGAGATAACTTCTTTGAAGTAAATGCATCCGATGATAGAAGGCTTGAAACTGTTAGAACCACTATTCGCCAAGTAGCCCAAAGTGGAACCATTGGCGATGTTCCTTTCCGTATGATGCTTCTTGACGAAATGGATGGAATGACGACAGATGCCCAAAATGCTCTTAAGAGAATTATGGAGAGATATGCGAGCAATATTCGTTTCATTATTACCTGCAACGACAGAAACAAAATAATTTTTGCACTTCAAAGCCGATGTGCAAACTACCATTTCAAGTCAATTTCTAATGAACATATGCTTGATATGGTGAAAGATATTCTTCTAAAAGAGGGAATAAGTCGTTTCAGCGATGAAGAGTTAGCGGGTTTTATATACTCCATGAATGGTGATATGCGGAGGGCAATCACCGAGATTCAAGCGGCCAAAGCGAGCGACTCTACCCTTCAACGACAAATAGATGTATCATTGGAAGAATACCATAAAATTCTAATCAAGATTACAAATAAGAATGCAAATGTATTAGGTGAATTACATGATATGTTATACAAAGGCAGGACTGTTAAAGAAGTCTGTCTTGGATTGCACGACGCAATCATTAACTCAAAGGGGCTTGATAGCACCTTGAAATTTAAGTTTCTCCGAACAGTCGGAGAATGCGAATACCGTTCCAATAGTATGACCCCCAAAGTATTGTTATCATGGATGGTGGGACAACTGTTGTAAAAACAAAAAAAACAAAAATGGAAGTGAAAAAACATGGACGAAAAAACGATGAAAGAAGTAGAAGCAGGGGCTAAAATTCTTGGCCTTTCTGTTGAAGAAGCAAACGCCAAGTTTGCTGAGATTTGTGGTGAAAGCCACATTGAAACGGATAACCCAATTGGCCTCGGTCTTTGGAGAAATTATGTCGCAAACGCAAAGCGTTCCGCTTCAAGCGGAAAGCCAAAGCAAGAAAGCGATTCTCTCTTCAAGCCAGCATTTGGTTTCTTCCTTTCTCTTGACGCACCACGCGACATGATGAGTTGGAACCGAAACAAGGCCAAAGAAGAATATCTCCGTGATGAAGAAGGCGCACTTGAGAAGGGTATTGTTGCTGTTGCTCAAGAAAACGCCCTCGGCAAATTCACGGTTTCCCGATACTTCAACGGAAACTACGAAGAAAAGGTTGTGGGTTCTTTGCCCGAAGGTGCTGAAACTCTTGAAGATGGACGCATTTACATTCCTTTGGATGCTACGGCAACCTACATGAATGGTGGAAAGAACAACAATTACGGTAAGCCTCTGCCAAAAGAGCAATTCCGACGAAGCGGTATCTTCTTCGGTTCTATTGCTGGTGGGGAAATGAAGCCATATTTCTTTTCTTATAAGAATCAAGGCGGCATTGACTTTGCACCAAACACCTTTGAGTGGGTTCATTTCATTTGTGTAGCAAATGCAAATGGAACGGATATTTACGGTGCAACCGATACAACGGTCAAGAGTTTGATGTTGAATTCCAACATTGACCCCGAGGCTGACGCATACCGAGACATGACGGGTTTCTCCTTTGAGGATTGCTTGAAGGAACACTTTGAGTCTCATATTGCGGCTTTGGTTGAAATTGACAAAGCACACATTATGCTTCAAAGCAAGCCATCAAAGGAGCGTTTCGTGATTACCGATGGAACGGTGTGCAACATGAACATGACACCAACCAAGAACGGAAACCGAATCATCAACATTACTGACCTCAATGCAGAAATTGACTTTGAATCGGACGCTATGACGACCTGTTGGATTCCCGAACACATTGATTTGGACTTCGGGATTGGTTCAGCAGTTATCGTTGTTGGCCGAACAAGTCAAAGAATGGTTGATGGCGAAGCAGAACCAACGACAATCAATGTTGCAGGTGTGCTTTGTGTTGAGCGTGTAGGTTCCCCCGTTGAATCCGCCCAACCAGTGGAAAAGGACTTTGATTGGTTCTAATCCCTCCCTCGCGCTGGAAACCGAGGAACCGTGTAAATGTGGCGGTTTGAATGACATTCGGGTGGGTGCGATGCCCACACTTTTCAAAAGGTGAAAAAAATGAATTTAATTGGAGAAAGATTTTTGGTAAAGAAAAATGCCTACATCGTAGATTTGAAAGATGTAGATTTCATTACCTACAAAGAGAATGAGAATGAAATTGGGACTTACTGGGTTAAGTTTCATATTGGACAGAAAGAGGCGAGGTATGTTTGTTATGACCTTGAATCGCTTCGTAGTATTATTCAGTATTGGACGATGAGTAAGAATTCAAAAAGCAGAGTGAACGAAACGCAATTGGTGTGATAAAAATGGGACTGACAAATAGCAAAGGAAATGCTTTGCCAAGTGAAACATTCTTGGAATTGCATAAGAAACAAATGGAGAAGAAAAGAGAGAGCAGAAAACCACGAATGGTTTTGGGCATTTGGGGTATTCCCAAGTCTGGCAAAACTGGATTGGCCCTTGATTTCCCCGATAGGAAAATCTATGTTCTTGATTGGGATAGTGGCGTAGAATCTACTTGGATTACTTGCCATGATGCAACAGAAAGAATTGAAGTGTTTGACCCAATCGTGCAGGATAAGGATGCACAATTGGATATTCACAAGTCCGAGCAAAACTCAAGAGACTTCGTGAAATATGTGCATTCAAAGATTGAAGAAGGAGAAAACCCTATCTTTGTTCTTGATGGTGTAGATACTTGGTTTAACAGTTGTATTCTCAAGGTCAATCCTGACCCAACGAAAGTCACGAAAATTATGCCATTCCAATACGGTGCAAGAAATAAAACATTTGAAGCACTGATGGTTTCTATCTATCGTTTGAAGTGTGATGTGATTTACATTACTCATGAAGCAGAAAAATATGTGGACAATGTTCCTGTTGGTGTTCAACCAGCATGGCGTGATTGGGGCGGAAAACTTGAGCAAGAGATTCACTGCACCCGAAAGAATGTCAAGGGCGAAATGCACTATGTCGCACAATTGGTTGGTTCAAGAACAAATGGAAACTTAGTCGGCACACGCTGGACAGTCCGTGAAGGCACACCACCAAATGTTGTTTGGAACGGTATTCCCGAATTACGGGAGGGTAAAATTTGAAATTTACAGTTAGCGCAAAAGAATTAGAGCAAGCAATTGAGAGTATTCGTGTCAAGGGAAAGTCATTGACCTCAAAGGGTTTCGGCAACGCCACAATGGGAGATTACATCTACATGGTGTTAGATGGGAATGTTCTCTCAATCATCAACGGCTCTGCTATTTTCATGGCAAGGATTACCCTATCCGTGGTCGGTGAAGAAAACGGAAACTTTGTTGTTGATGCAACCGTTGTTCTACCATACTTGAAATCATTCAAGGATGAGATTACTGTTGCAGGTGGAGATTTTATCAGCATTGAACAGAATCGTAAGCGTGCAAGTTTGCCCAAAGTCGTGAATCACCCTAACATGGATGCTTTAGAAAACTCACTTGAAAGAACCAAAGAAATTACTTGGTCTGCCGTTTTGGATAAACTTCCTTCTTTTGGCAAAACTGCCTTTGAAGGAGCGTTTGCGATAACCTCGGCACAGTTTTCGTCCTGCATCAAAAACTGCGAGTTAGTGAAAAGCGGAGTATATTCGCTTAACTTCAACAAAGAGACAACGACCTTTTCATCGCAACAAACAGTGCAAAACAGATACACTGAAACAATTACTCCGGTAAGTATTCTTGGTGAAGCGGCTTCACTTGACTACACTGGCCCACTGCATAACTTCTTTGATAAAGAACAATTGTTAAATTTCTATGTGAAGGACGACTTTCCTCTGCTTATTGTGGCCGAGGACAGAATGATTTTGAAAGCCCCACAAATTGGTGATTGAATGATTATTAGCAAAATGAATGACGGTAAAAATATCTATACATCATGGCGAGAAAATGGTGAAAAGAAGTGGAATATCACACCCTTTCGCCCCTACTTTTATGTTCCCGTGAACGAGAATGTAGTTTCTTACAACCCCTCAAAGTATATTCAGCGAGAGTTTGACTATGAAGAAGGGGACTATGAAAATTTAGATGGAGAGCCTTTGAAGAAAGTTTATGTTGAAACTTCTTTTGATGTTCGCAAAGCAAAGGATGAGTTTCGCCAAACCTATGAAGCAGATGTTCCATATCACTTTCGCTATGCCGTAGATGAAGTCCAAGAAATGCCAGAATATAACTTGAGAAAGTGGTATTGGGATATGGAATGGCAACAAGGTGGAGAATATCACGATTGCATTACAACGATTGTTGCCTATGATAACTACGATAAAGAGTATTTGCAGTGGGTTTGGTTTCCCGAAGAAACTGAAACGAAGGAAAACTGTTTTGTGTTTAGTAGCGAAAAAGACATGATAGACTCTTTCTTGAACACAATGCTTCTCAAAGACCCCGATATGTTGATTGCTTGGTTTGGAAATAAGTTTGACTTACCCCATCTTCTCAAGAGGGCGTGTGCATTGGGAATTGACCCCCGCATCATCTCTCCAACGGCAAGCGTCAAGGGTGTTAAACCGAGCAGAGAAGGCTTTTCTTTTGCCTATGCTGAAAAGGGGTTCTCGCCCATTGAACAGCCCATAGGGGGCCGCATAACTCTCTCTCTTGACCTTGCTTTTGAGCGTCAATGGAATGACTCGCAAAGAGGAACATTACCTTCTTTGAGCCTTGAATATGTCTCACAAACTCTTTTTGGTGAAGGTAAAGTAAAGAAGAGTAAATTTGA